GTTGCAACCAATAATAGCTGAAGCTACCAATCAATTTTCAACTGACTTTGTAGACTCTTTAATGGAAGGTGGCAAGGCTATAGATTCTTTTAAAAACCTATTTAAAGATATGGCAAAACAAATAATTGCATCAGCAATGCAAATGATGGTTATAAAACCAATAATGGATGCTATATTTGGTGCTATAGGATTGCCTGTCATAAGTGGCGGTGGTAAAGCAGGTGGCGGTACAGTACAAGCAAATGTTCCTGTAGTAGTGGGAGAAAGAGGTCCTGAAGTATTTGTACCCAATACAGGGGGAACAGTAATGAATAATATGAATAGTAAAAACGCTATGGGTGGACAACCAATTGTTGTAAATCAATCTGTAAATTTTGCTACAGGTGTAGTTGGTACTGTAAGAGCAGAAGTAACAAAGATGATGCCACAAATAGCAGATGTAACTAAAGGTGCTGTAGCCGAAGCCGCGATGCGTGGCGGTAATTATAGAAAGGCTTTACAAGGTGGCTAAATTAATATCAATGCCGACAAGTCCTAACTTTGTTAGTAGCAATTGGACACTTGTAAGGACAGTAGGAACAACAACAAGTCCATTTACAGGCAAAACAAAGACACAAGAATTTGATGGTGTTTATTGGACTGCAGAAGTTACTTTACCGCGTATGCGAAGATCACAAGCTGTTGAATGGCAATCTTTTCTTTTAGAACTTAACGGCAATGTAAATCATTTTAAATTTGCTGACCCTGATGCACTTACAAACACAGGAACATACGACACAGCATTTCTAACATCTAATCATAGAACAAGTACAAATTCAGTAACGCTTTCTTTTAGTGGGTCAACCATAACAGCAGGTGCTTCTACTTTTGGTAGTGCAAAGGTAGGTGATTTTATAGTTGTAACGGGTGCAGTCAACGAAGAAAACAACGGAACACATAAGATAACATCAATATCTAGCAACACTGTGGTAGTTACTGATAGCACATTAACTACAGAATCAAGCACAGCAAGTTGCAAAGTAAGAACAAATGTTAAAGGTGCTACTGGATTATCGCTTCTAGCTTCCACAAACGGTGCTAGTGGAACGATTAAGAAGGGAGACTACTTGCAGATACAAGCTAACTCAAACACCACAGGAACGCCATCTCAGATAGTTATGGTTACTGAAGATGCAACAGCTACAACAGACAGTGGTAAAGATTTTTACGGGGTAGCTATTCAACCAAAGCTTAGATCAGACTTAGCAAACAGTAATTATGTTGTTTTCACAAACCCAAAAGGGGTATTCAGACTCATGTCAAATGAGGTGAGTTGGTCAGCAGACCGAATTTCAAATTATGGCATTAGTTTTTCATGTACTGAGGTAATTTAACATGGCAACTAGACAGGGATTAGATACATCTATCATTAATCGTCTAGGTGCAGATGAACAAGCCTTATTTTTTGCCGTCAAAGCTGAGTTTGATACTGACGATATTCTTGTTTGGTCAGGGACAGACGACCTCATTATCAATTCAGAAACATACACTGGCGCAGGCACACTTCTTAACATAAGTAACTCCGAAGATAATTTAGAATTAAAATCAAATGGTCTAGTTATTGGTTTATCAGGAATGGACACCACAGTTGTGAATTATGCACTTACTGAAAATTATCAAAATAGACCGATCACAGTTTTTCTTGGATATGTTATGGGTGGTACAAATGAAGTAGCAGGAACGCTTACACTTTTTAAAGGTAGAATGACAAGCCTTATCATAAATGATACCCCTGATGGTTCTACAGTAACGATAGATGCAGAAAATAGACTGGTAGATTTAGACAGACCGTCTAATTTTAGATACACAAAAGAGTCTCAAAATTATCTACATTCAGGCGACACTGGTTTTAACAGAGTAGCATCCATGCAAGATAAACAAATTAATTGGGGCAAAACCTCCGATACTGTTACAACATCAGAAGAAGATAATAGTGGCGAAACAAATATATCAGGCGGTAGGTAAATGAAGAAACTACCAAATTGGCAATCCATGTTTGATTCATTTGTTGAAAATAATGACTTTCCTTTTGAATGGGGAAAAAATGACTGTTGCAAGTTTAGTAACGCAATCATAAAACAAATAACAGGTCAGGATTTAATTCCTGAAGAATTAAAATGGCATGATGAAGAAAGTGCAATGAAAGCCATAGCATCATATGGTGGTGATTTAGAAACAAGCATAGAAAAAGCTTGCGAAGCAAAAGGCGTTGGAGAAATAGATAAAGCCTTTATGACCTGTGGCGATCTAGTTGTTTACAAACAAAATGATTCCCACCTTGTAGGTATGTGCAATGGCTTTGGAATTCTAACTCCTACAGATAACGGAATTAATGTCTTAGAAAATTCTTTAGCATTAAGAGTGTGGAGATTTGATTAATGGCTAAGGCAATAAAATCAGCCGTTACTGCAGCATTTATTGTTTTTGCTGTAGTTGCTACAGGTGGAGTACTTGCACCTGCAACATTTGCAGGTATGTCAGCTATAAGCATGGCGGCAGTAACCTTTGGTACAACTCTTTTATCAAGCGTGATTGGTGGAATGACATCAAAAGGTATGAATGCCACAAACTCAAATTTTGGTACTAAATTCGCTAATCGTGCCCCACTTGCACCAAGACAAATTATTTATGGTAAATGTCGTGTCGGTGGAACTATAGTACATATTGAAACAACTGGTACTGATAATAATATTCTTCATATGGTAATTGCAGTTGCAGGACACGAAATAGAAGATATTACGCAAGTCAGACTTAATGATGTCAACACTACAACGACAACCTCAACAATATCAGGGTCTACTGTCCACACAGTTACAAATTCTGAGTTTACTAATACTGAAAATGAAAATGCCTTTGGTAGTGGCAGATTAGTTCGTTATTCATTTGAAAAAGGCGATCAAACAGCAGTCAACGGATTTATGGACGGTGAAGCTATATCTATGGGAACTAATGACAAGTTTTTAGGTGTTGCTTATGTATATATGCAGTTAGCTTTTGATGCAGAAAATTTTGGTGGTGGAGTTCCACAGGTTTCGTTTTTGGTGAAAGGTAAAAATATATATGACCCACGAACTGGTGCAAATGCAACTACGGATTTACAAAGATCAAACCCTGCACTAATTATTAGAGATTACTTAACAGATACACAGTATGGATTGAAAGCTAAATCATCAGAAATCAATGACACAACAAATGCAGGTGGCTTTGCTTCTGCGGCTAACACTTGTGATCAACAAGTAACTTTAGCTGACGGTTCATCTACAGAAAGAAGATACACCGCAAATGGTTTTACCAACTTCAGTGCAAATGGTAATGGAATTCTTGAAGGGTTATTAAGTTCTATGGCAGGCAAAATGTCGTATGTGAATGGACAGTTCACAGTCTTTGCAGGAGCAACACAAACACCAAGCCTTACAATAACTGACGATGAATTATTGCAACCAATTGCGGTATCAACAAATGCAACAGCAGGTGATCTATTTAATGCCGTTAAACCAATATATGTTGATGCAAGTCTTAACTTCACATCAACTGATGCTGAAGTTTACCAAGACACGACATTTCTCAACAATGACACACCTAGTGGAGAATCTACAGCAAATTATGTGAAACAAATGGAAACACAATTGCCATTTACAGTAACAGATACAATGGCACAAAGATTGGGAAGGATTGCTCTTGTAAGTCAAAGACAAACAGTATCGCTACAAGTTTTAGTAAGTTTACAATTTATGCGATTGCAACCTAATGACTGGGTGTATCTTACAAACGATAGATTGAATTATAGTCAAAAAACTTTTGAGGTCTTGTCAACCAACATGGAAGTTATACAGGATGGTGATGTGCCAACAATTGCTACAAGGCTTGAGTTGAAAGAGATAGAAGCATCTGTATTTAATTTTGCAAGCAATGACTACACAACAGGTCAAGCAGAGGGTGGAGATGTATCAACAGGTACTTATGCTGTTAGCCCACCATCTAACCTTTCTCTTTCTCAGCAAAACAATATAGACGGCACAACAAGCAAGGTTGAGATTCTTGCTAACTGGACAAACAACACAAGTGAAAAGGTAACACTTACAGAGATTGCTTATAAATTAAGCACAGACAGTAACTACACATCTGACTTTACGGTGGGCAAAAGAGTTACAAGGGCCGCAATACCAAATGTTGTGGTTGGCAAAACATATAATGTAAGAATAAGGCACATAGACCTTAATGGAGTGACCAGTACTTATACCAATGCAGTAGATATTACTATAGGTGTAGCATCATCAGCACCATCAACGCCTGCAAGTTTAGCTGTAACAACAGGAAGGCTAAATATGTTGTTATCTTGGACCAACCCAAATGCAACAGACTTTAGGGCAGTTAAGGTATATAGAAAAACAGCCAACAGCACACCAACAGACGATACGGACTTGGTAGACACTATAGGTGGAGAGCCTAATAAAATATCTACAACATTGTTTGGAGATCAAGATGGCTTAACAGCAGGCACAACTTATTACTTTTGGGTAAGGGCAGTCAATCACTCAGATCAACATTCAGCATTTAGTAGCTCAGTAGCAGGCAACTTTATCAAAGCCGTTCCTGATGGAACTATAGGAACATTACAGCTTGCAGCAGAAGCTGTGACTAATGCCAAGATTGCAGTAGATGCTATACAAGGTGATGTCATAGCTGCAGGTGCTATAACAAATAATAAGCTATTAGACAATGCGGTCAACGCTGACAAAATAAATGCGAATGCTGTGACATCAGAGAAGATAAATGCAAATGCTGTGACAGCTTCCAAAATTGCTGCAAATACTATAACAGCAAACCAAATTGAAGCAGGAACTATTACATCGCAAGAGCTTGCCGCCGATTCTGTAACAGCTTCTAAGATAACTGTATCCACACTTGCAGCCATAACTGGAAACTTAGGAACACTCACAGCAGGAACTATTGATGCTAGTGAAGTTACAGTAAGCAATCTAAGTGCATCAAATATATCTACAGGAAGCCTTAGCGCACAAAGGCTTACTTTAAATGGCTCTACGCTAACAGCAGACGGAACTGGTTTAAGAATTACAACTAATGGTATCACTGTAGCAGAGATAGGAACTAGAGCCGTTGGTGCTATGGGTCTAAATGGTCAACAAAGTACAAGTAGCTTTGGGGATGGAACCTTAGCTAATTTAATCTCTGTCACATTTACAACTGCAGAAGCAGGTGAATATTTATTAGTTGCTAACTGTATGATCGGTGGAGCTTTTACTAGTACCATAGTGTTGAATACAGAACTACAATTAGGTTCAACAATGGTATCGGAATACACATCAGGAACAGGAATAACTTTTGCAGTTCAACCGATTATACATGCAGGAAAAGAAACCTTAGCTGCAAATACATCATATACATTAAATTTCAAAGGCAGAATTGTATCAGGTAAATCAAGCTCAGGCGGTGTAGGTGCTTTTAACATTAGAATTTCTGCACTACACTTAAACAAACAATCATAATTATGGGAACTTATACTTACTTTCACGGAACGCCTGACAGACCACTAACTACAACTCAGCAAATTAGAAACCTAAGAACTGCAATGCTGAAAGATTGCGATTGGTGTGTAGCTACAGACAGCCCATTGACAGATAGTAAGAAAGCAGAATTTGTTACATATAGACAAGCACTAAGAGATTTACCAAAAAGCTACACGGATGATGATAAATTTGAAGATGTAGTTTTTCCAACAGAGCCAACATTATAGGAGAATAATTATGCAACATGACGGAAGATTCCAAGGCGACATGGATAGAAACGAAGTAGAAATGGACCTTAATAAGTTCATGGCTATGGTAGAGGAGATCG